AATACCGTGAGTTGACCGCTCGTGCCGGCAGGCTCAGGGACATGCTGCAGCGGTATGCGGACGGCACGCTCGACTTCGAGCCCGTCTGTCCGATCGGTCTGTTGAGCAGGCAGCTTGACGTCATGGATGAATACGCCGTTCTGCTCCGCCATAGAGCCAAGATCGAACACGTCGACCTTGAAGAACAGGACTCCGCCACCGAATAAACAAAGAACCCGACCTTCCGGCCGGGCTCTGGCATTACCACAAACCAGACTATCACGCCGGAGGGAATCGAACAAATGTACGAACCAACCAACGAATCCCAACCAACCACCACCAACACCACAACAAACACCAGCCAAACAACACCAGCGCTCGCCGGTGTGTGCCTCGTCTGCGGCGGAGGATGCGCTGTCGGCGACACCATGTGCGCGAGATGCGATGGGCTGATGCGTGGCTGGCTGCGGGAATATCCATCATGGTTGGATTCGCTGCATGAGTTCCTGGACTCGACCGCGCATTACGGAGGCCGTCAGCCTGGACGCGTCAACCTTCCAGCCGCGCCGACGCCAATCCGATTGCCGGTGCTCGACCACATGCAGGACATCGAGGATGCCGCGATCGCACTCTGGCGCCGGTTGTATGCTCCGCCTGCCATGCCTTGGGCTACCTGTGGCGTGCATCCGCCGCTGGTGGACATGCTGCGTGTCTGCGCCGGCAGTCCTCGACTGCGCCGCATGCCTGATATCGCCGACTTCTACCATGAGTGGGAGTCGATGGTTCGAAAGACGCTGGACATCATCGACGTGCCGCCTGCGAAACATGGCATCGGAAGATGCCCGAACCCGCTGTGCGGAGTCGAATTGACAGCGGCGGTCGGCGCGGTAAGCGTTGCATGTCCCGTGTGCGGCAACACTTATCGCGTGGTCGATGTGCGATTGGGTTTCCTGCGGGAGTGCATCGAATCGGGCAGGGCGTTCACGGCGGGGGAGTGTGCTGAGCTGCTGCGCGAATGCGGGTTCCAGTGCAATGCGAATACGATTCGCTCGTGGCGTAAGCGTGGCAGGCTTCAGCCGGCCGGTGAGAACGATAAGGGACGGCCATTGTACAGGCTTTCGGACGTGCATCGGCAGGTGCTGCGCCGCGATTCGATTTGACAAAATCGAAAGTGCAACGCAGAATTGTCAGTGGATTAGAGGGTTCAAACCGAGGTGACTTGGTTTGAACCCTTTTCATATCCGCTATGGATTCTCCTAACTCCCTGGGTTGCAGTCCCGTCCTGTCCGAACGGCATATCGGACACGCTCCGCCCACTCCCGTCAGAGTGGACATACCCCAATGTGGCAGGCAAGCCAATCCCGTGCTTCCGTGATGCGGTGATGCTCAAATCCGCCTGCCGGTATGCCTTCGTAGGAATCAGTGGTAGATCGTACCGGCCGCGAGTCTTTATTGGATTCTCTTCCTTGTGGCCGCGTGTGGACGCGGGTTCGAATCCCGCCGAAGGCACCCATGAAACAAACCCGGGGTAGGGGTATTCGCAGATGATGGGGAGCCCCTACAAGACACGGGAGTGTCCATATACGGGAGCCCCTATACCGGCATTCCAGCAAGCCAACGGCGAAGATAATCATTGATGCATCCATGACACCCCGGGGCTCATACATGTGGGGAGGCCACATGAGCAAGCGGCGTAACGAGCGTGTCAGCAACGGCTGGCGGCGCAGACAGCTCAGGGCAAGAGTGCTGGCCGCATACGACGTGTGTGCCATCTGTGGCAAGCCAGTCGACAAGACATTGAAGACACCACATCCGATGAGCGCCGAAGTCGACGAGCTCGTACCGGTCTCACGTGGCGGTGATCCATACAGCTTCACTAACTGCAGGCTCACGCACCGCAGATGCAACAGGTTCAAGAGCGACAAGACAGACGAACACGCACGAGCGCTGCTGGCTGGCAGACAGGAAGTGAAAGCAAGCTCGATGCCGTTCAAAACGTTCGGCATCTGACTCCGATACCAGGGCGGGGACCCCGGGTATGCCCCCCCGGTCGCCTCAGGTGCAGTGCCGATATTTCTCTTGAAATTTAAGCGTAACGAATTGTGTTACGCATACGTTGAATGAAAGGCGGAATATGGCCTTTTTCAAAGCGTCAGCATCTGACATAGAACGATTTAATAAATACTTCAGAAGCACTGACCCTAGTAAATGTTGGGAATGGAACGGTGCTCATCACCCAAAGGGATATGGCACATTCCGTCTGGCAAAGACGTCCGTTCCGGCACATCGCTTCGCATATGCATTGACTCATAACATGTTTATCCCAGATGGGATGGTGATTGATCATATCTGTCACAACCGTTCATGCGTTAATCCAGACCATTTGAGAACAGTAACGGTTCAGGAGAATTCCGAATATCGTGTTTCCTGTAATAAGAACAGCAAATCCGGAATCCGTGGTGTTTACTGGCGTAACGATCGAAAAGCATGGCAAGTTGAGGTTATCAAGGATAGGAAGGCATACAAGAGAGGTCCATTCAAGACGCTTGCACGGGCGGAAGCTGCTGCAACAAGATTGCGCGAAGAACTCGGGTTCCTCACTGGTTTTGGAATGAAGGAAACGCAATGATTTGCGAAGTATGCGGTAAGCAATTTAGGCCAAGTGGCAAGGGCAGCCAACAGAAATATTGCTCCGCGAAATGCAGGCAGAAAGACTATCGGCGTCGGAAAAAGAATCGGCCCGCACAGGACCGGAACGGTAAGCCGCCCGTCAAAGCCGTGGAAACGAAACAGAAGCCGGAAAGGGATCTCGACCAGCGGAGCTTCGAGAGGATGATGGACGGCAGCATGCTGGACATGCTGCGCGCCAACCGCGACCGACTGCAGAAGGCCATGGACGACACGTCCACACCGGCAAACGCACTGCCAGCGATCAGCCGCCAGCTCATCGACGTATGCGAACGCATCGAATCACTCCAAGGCGGCGGTCTGACCGACCTGCTGGACGATGAGGAAGACGAGGTGACGGACGATGTCGGAGCGTCGATTGTCTGAAATCGCCAAGGTCCTCCGCCAGCCGGAAGGCATCGTCGGCAGCGAGTTCACGCGAATCAACAAAGCCGCGCGCAAGGCCGGCATCCGTTTCGACTTGTGGCAGCAGGGCTTCTTGTGGCTTCTGTTCGCCAAGAACGCGGAAGGCAAGTATGCGTGTGGCGCGGACGGCGCCGTGCTGTCCAGCTGCAGGCAGATCGGCAAAACCTTCACCGTCGGCACCGCGTTGTTCCTCAAGGCGATACTCACACCGAACCTGAAAGCCATCTGGACCGCCCACCATACGCGCACCAGCGACGAGACATTCGCGGACATGTGCGAGATGGAGCGCAATCCAGTGCTCGGCCGGTACGTGGAACGCATTCGCAGAGCAAACGGCCAACAGGAGATCACGTTCACGTCCGGCAGCCGCATCATGTTCGGCGCCCGCGAAAACGGTTTCGGCCGAGGATTGCACAGCGTGGACGTGGCCGTGTTCGACGAAGCGCAGATCCTCACAGTGCGCGCGATGGACAATATGATTCCGGTTTTGAACACGAGTCCTAATCCCCTGGTCGTGTATATGGGCAATCCACCCAAGCCGGGAGACCAGTGCGAGGCGTTCACGGAGAAGCGCATGCACGCGTTGAACCATGATGGGAACCTCCTCTACGTGGAGCTCGCCGCCGACAAGGACGCGGATTCGGACGACCGCGAACAGTGGGCTAAAGCGAATCCCAGCTATCCGAAACGTACAAGCGAACAGGCAATCATGCGCATGCGCAACAACCTGTCGGACGATTCATTCCGTCGTGAGGCGCTTGGCATATGGGATGAGACCGCCACCGCGTACGCCATCAGCCCGGACCTGTGGCAGGCCGCGGCCATCGACGACGTGCCTGATGGGGGAACCGTGAGCTTCGGCATCGACATGCCTCCGGACAGGAGCGTGCTGACCATCGGAGCGGCGCTACGATACGCGGACGGTTCGGCCATCGTCCAGATGGCGAACATCAAGGACGCGCGGCAGGCGGGAACCATGTGGGCCGTGGACTGGCTCGCCGAACATTGGCCGAAGACCGCCAGCGTGGTCATCGACGCGCAGTCGCCCGCCATGAGCCTGCTGCCGGAACTGAAGAAAGCACATGTGAAGGTCACGGTCACGAACATGCAGGAGATGGGCCGAGCATGCGGCCGGTTCCTCGACATGCTCAAAGCCGGAACGCTCAAGCACCCGCGGGATGAATACCAGCCGCAGCTGGCCGCGGCCGTCAAGGGTGCGACCACGCGTCCATTGGGACAGTCCGGCGCGATCGCTTGGAACAAACTCGGCAGTGATGTCGACATCACGCCGCTCGTGTCCACCACGCTCGCCCTGTACGGGGCGTTCACGACGCTCCGACATCCCGGAAGACGACAGATCATCGGAGGAATCTAAATGAGCGACATCCAGACAACGGCAGCGCCGGACGGGTGGAAACCTACGGGAGGAGCCGGAACGGTGCCGAAACTCGTCGTGCCGACGCACATCGACGGACTCTCCGGTGAGGAGAACGCGCTGCTGCGCGAACTCGCCGAGGTATGGACGCGCCACGCGAGCCGCAACCGAACACTCACCGCCTACTACGAAGCCAAGGAGCCACTGGTTGATTTTGGACTGACTGTGCCGAAGTCCATCAAGGATCATTACACGCCGCTTGGGTGGGCACGCAAGGCTGTGGATATGCTCGCTGAGCTTTGCGTGTTCGAGGGATTCGTCTCGCCGGGCGTGGACGACCCGTTCGAACTGCAGGACTTCATGAGCCGCATCGGATTCACTAGCGTTCTGCAGCAGGCCATCCAGACTGCGCTCATTCACGGCTGTTCGTTCCTCAGCGTCGTCCGGGACTTCGAAGGAAGACCGCTCATCCGCACGCATACCGCGGAAAGCTCGGCCGCCGTCTGGGATTACCCTAACCGGCGGGTCAGGGCGTGCATGGCCATCACCGACGTTGACGACAACAACGAGGCCACCGGACTCGTGCTCTACATGCCCGACCGCAACATCAGCGTGCAGCGCCGTCTCGGCTACTGGTGGCGCGTGGACGATGAGCAACCCACCATCGACAACGAGTGCAGCGTGTTCCGCCTCGCCTACAAGGCTACCGAGGTCAAACCGTTCGGACGCTCCCGCATCAGCCGGGACGCTATGGCCATCATCGACGGCGCGAACCGCACCATCGTGCGCGCCGAAGCGAATGCCGAATTCTACGCGTTCCCAAAAATCCTGCTGACAGGCACTTCCGAAGAACTCGCCTCGTTGGGCACGGACGACGCGTTAAAGCTTTATATGGGTCGCTACAACATGATTAGCAAGGACATCGACGGGCAGTCCCCGACCGTGACGCAACTGGCCGCGTCGAGTATGGACCCGCATCTGACGATGCTGAAAAGTTGGGCGGCGATGTTCGCCAGTGCGATGAACATTCCAGCCAGCTCGCTAGGCATCGTGTCCGACGCGAACCCGACGTCCGCCGACGCGACCGAGGCACAACGTGAGGACCTGATTATCGAGGCGCGCCATTGCGACCGGGATTTCGGTGAATCGATCCTGCAGGCAGCCCGTCTTGTGGCACGGATGCAGGATCCATCTGTGCCCGACGAGGAGCTGATGAAACTGCAGGTCGACTGGAAGAACCCGAACACGCCGTCGAGCTCCATGAGCGCCGACGCATTCAGCAAGCTCGCTGGAAGCATCGACTCGTTCGCCAACAGCGAGGTCGGCATGACACGCGCCGGATTGAGCCGAAGCGAGATCGTCCGGCTGAAGGCCGACCAGCGCAAGGCCCAGGCCGGTCAGGTACTCGATCAGATTCGAGGCATGCGCCAACAGACGGAGCAGCAGACCGATACGGCGGCGAGGGAAGGCGGTATGAATGAGCCCGAACAGTCTGAACCTGCCGCCGGAACGACGCAGAAGGCTTGAACTCGACCTCAATGATTTGTACGAGGATTACACGGACACCATGAGCCGCCTGCAGAAGGAGGCCGGCAACAGTGTCTCGGGCCTCGTCTGGGACGGTGAAAGCCAGGAGCTCATCAAAGCGGAGGTCAACCGGTATGCCGACGCCGCCAGCAGGCTCGCATCCGACTACTACGGCCACGTACGCGACCTGTGGGCGCAGTACGGCGGAATCGATATGCCGGAATACGAGCCGCCTTCCATCACCGCCGACCGCGCGGTCTGGCAGATGGAAGGCGGTTTCAACAACACTGACTTCATGGGATTGCACTACAAGGATGTCATTCCAGATGAAAACGGAGCCGTTCACAACAACGCCGGAAGAACCATCGACGACCTGTGGCCCACGTTCGCTGACGAGGAGCGGGCGCTGGAATACGTGCAGAATCTGATTCAGACCGTCGGGCGGCTGACCATGCAGAGGGCTGTGGCCAACGATCCCACCAAGCCTCGCTGGGCGCGTGTGCCGCGAGGGGCTAAGACATGCGCGTTCTGCCTTATGCTCGCCTCGCGTGGCTTCGCCTACCTGAGCGAGGACACCGCCGGACGGCAGATGCAATACCATACGGACTGCGACTGCGACATCGTGCCAAGCTGGGGCAGCAGCAAACTCAAAGGATACGATCCGGACAAGTATCGTGAAATGTACCAGGCAGCCAAGGCTGCGGCCGGCGATGACGGCGACTGGCGTGACACGCTAGCCCAATTGAGACGCATCTATCACGATGAGGTCAATGATGGTGTGACTGCCCAACCGACGATTCGATGGAGCGGCAAATCGATTCCAATCAGCGCTTCCGAACTATCGAGATTGTCGGATTATAGCGTCAGGATGCCTGGAGATAGATTCTCCAACGACGAGAAGATCGCGGCTTTGATGGATTGGACCGGAGACAGCTACAAAAGTATCAACGGCTACCTGTTCGGCGGACGAAACCCGTCGAAAGACGTCATCCATCAGGTCGAATGCATCGACGAAGCGATATCCGACCATATCACCCGAGAACGTTTCACGGTCGACAGGCAGATGCGGTTGTCGACGTTCCACGTCAACGACATGGAGTCGCTTTTCGATTTGAATACCGGTCGCACCTTCGAACACATCGGCTACATGGCCACCAGCATCAAGGAGGGAGGCATTGACGTTGATGGGGAAGACCGCATCGCCACAAGAATCCTGGTACCGCCGGGAAGCGCCGGCGTGTATGTGGAGCCGATCACTCAGCATCCGGGAGAATACGAAATTCTTCTGCCGAGAGGAAGGGCTCTTCGTTTCGAAGGGCTTGGAGCATCCGACGGCAGACCGATCGTTTATCTGAGACTGCTATGATTGAGCCTATGGATCGTTCCGACCGTTTCACGTTTATGCCCGGTGATTTGAAGGAAGTCACCGATGAGCGCCATCTTGCGGAAATCAAACGCAAGTATGGCGATATCTCCATGCCACAGGACGAATATGAATGGGTCAGGAACGAAGGAAAGAAGCGCTGGTCCGTCGGCGACTATGTGTCGACCGACGAGCTGCGGTCCGAATACGCGCGAAGAAAAGCGCTGGGAAATCTCTGAATCCCAGAAAGCCATCACGTCGAAACGTGATGGCTTTTCTTTTACCTTTCACACCCCAGCGATGGGGCGGGGCGCAGCCATGCGCGAAACCAACAAGAATGGCCGTCAACTCGCCGGCGTCAGGCGTGGAAACCAAGAACAAGCAAAGGAGCCACCAACCATGGCAGAAGAAAACCAGACCGGCGCGGACGGCCAACAGGAGCCGGAACAGCACTCTCCGGCCCCAAAGGACGTGAACAACGCGAAGCTGAGGACCTTCACCCAGGAGGAAGTCGACCGCATAATCAACGAGCGTCTCGGCAGGGAACGCGGCAGGAAAAGCGACTACGAGGAGCTCAAGGAGAAGGCCGGACAGACTGCCGACCTCGAATCGAAACTCTCCAAGGCGCTCGAGGAGAACGAGAAGCTCAAAAGCGAAGCCAAACAGGCCGAACACGAGAAGGAGCTCTCCACGATACGCGCCAACGTCGCGGCCAAACACGGCATCACCGACCCGAGCGTCCTCGCGGGCGACGACGAGAAGCAGATTGGCGAATACGCCGAGAAACTCATGAAGGTGTTCGCCGACATGCGTTCCCGCGGCACGGTTGCGGACCAGAGCGCCCGCACCGGACAGGCCAAGGCTAAACATTCCAGCCGCGAGGACTTCGTCAACGCCATGAGCAACACGCTCCTGTGAGCCAACCAGCAAACAACATTCATTTGAAAGGACAAACCATGACAGATCCGTCCATGACCCGAAAAAGCAACGGTCTAGACCTCACCCCTGAAACCCAGGCGGAGATCTTGCAGACCGCAAAATACAAGAGCGCGTTCATGCAGCTCGTGCCGGAGATGAAACTGCCCGGCAACGGTGCTCGCGTGCCGATCATCATCGGCGACCCGGAGGCCGCATGGGTCAATGAGGGTGCGGAGAAGCCGAAGAGCGGCGTCACCTTCGGCAAGAAGGACATGCTGCCGTACACCATCGCGGTCATCATGCCGTTCTCCAACCAGTTCCGCCGAGACTTCGGCGCTCTCTACGACCAAGTGGTCGCGAAGGGTCCGGGAGCCATCGCCCGCACGTTTGACAAGACCATCATGGGTCTCGTCGACGCTCCGGGTGCGGACTTCGACACCCTGAAGAGCGCGCAGACCGTCAGCATCGGCAAGGACGTGTGGAAGAACCTGAACAAAGCCGACGACCTCGTGTCCGAAGCGGATGGAACCGTGGACGGTTGGGCGTTGAGCACCCAGGGTCGCAGTGTGCTCCGGCAGGCGACCGACAACAACGGACGCCCCCTGTTCCTCAACGGCACCGCCGCCTCCGACGTGAGCACCGTGCTCGGCAACCGCACCTACATCAGCAAGGGCGTTCACGTGCCCGCCGTATCCGAGACACCGGGACCGGCCAAGGCAGAGATCCTCGGCGTGTGCGGCGAATTCTCCTCCGCCGCATGGGGTTCCGTCGAAGGAATGCAGACCAGCATCTCCGACCAGGCGTCCATCACCATCGACGGCAAGCAGGTCAACCTGTGGGAGCACAACATGTTCGCCGTGCGAATCGAAATCGAGGTCGGCTTCCGTATCCGCGACATCAACCGCTTCGTCCTGCTCACCGCCTGACGGAGTCCGACATGACTGTCGAACTAGACGTGTTCGCCACCTCCGTCGACCTCGAACAGAGGTGGCACAAACTCACCGACGAGGAACGTGAGAAGGCCGACACGCATCTCGCGGACGTGACCGACTACATCAAGGAACGCTCCCCGAGCTGGCAACGTCTCCAAAAAGAACGGCCACGCCTGCTGACGAAGATCACCTGCGACATCGTCCGCAGAATCATGCAGGCCGACCCGTACGACATTCCCGGCGGCATCACGCAGATGAACCAGACCACCGGCAGCTTCAGCGAACAATACAGTTTCGGAGCGCCCACCGGCGATCTCTGGCTGCGCGACGACGAGAAACGCATCCTTGGCATCAACGCTCAGCGCGCGTTCAGCGTCGACATGGCAACGGGGGAGACGTCCTAGTGGAAACCATCGAAGTGTGGCGCGGCCAGTCCACCACCGACACGGACGGCAACCCCATCCAGGGCAAACCCGTCCGCGTCGGCACGTTCCAGGCGATGATCGCGCCAACCTCTACCACCGACCAGACCGAGGAGAACGCCAGCCCGCAGACCATCGAATACACGATCCACATCCGCGGCAGCCAACCGACAGGCATCCAACCAGCCGACCTGATCAAAGTCAGAGGCATCCTCCTGCCCGTCAAAGGAAAACCGCAAGTATGGAACAACACCCACGGACGCCACATCGGCGACGTCATCGCCGTCGGAGAACGAAAAGGATAAACCATGGCCAAACGATGCAGATTCGTGTTCAACCGCAAGGCGTTCAGCCAACAGGTCCTCAAAAACGAGACATTGCGCTCGCGCATGAGGGACGCGGCCGAGGCCGCCGTAGAGGATGACCGTTGCATGGTCCGCGACCATGACGGCAAGAACCGTAGCGGCGTGGCGATCATCTGCCCGGCACCGGTGGAGAAGGCGCACGGCACGCTAGAGGACACGCTCGGAAGGATGCGCGTATGAGCATCCCGGTCACTCCCCGGCGCACGGAACCCCTGCTCCTGCCCAAACTGAGGACACTGTTCCCGGACGTGACGTTCGACACCATCGAACGAAGCGACCTCGAACCTCCCTTCACCGAAGCCACGCTGGCCGACTCCATGCAAGGCATGAGCACCCCAATCTCGCAGTACGTGCGGCTGCGGCTGAGCGTGCGCTGCATGAGAGAGGACCATACGGGCGACTGGGACAAGGCCGCACGCCTGTGGGCCGACATCGCGAGGGAGATCATCGGGCTTGGAACCGTCGCGCCGCTCATCGACGCGTCACTCGAATCCGGGCCGGTACGCATGACTGACGAGGACAAGAGGCTGGTGCGCGCGTACGGAGTGCTCCTGCTCGAGGTCACCGTCAACTGAAACACAACCAAAGACAACGTGCCGCCACACGCGAAGAACGGAAAGGTGCAGACGAATGTCTGACAACAACGAAAAAACCACCGTCGCCGCGCAGGGCGCGACCGACTACGGGTACGTGTCCAGCGGCAACACCGCAGGCAACGTGCGCCTGATCAAGAACTACGCGCTGTTCCTGTTCCCCAAGGGCGACAGCACGTTCGTGGCTCCGACCGGAGTGGCCTGGACCCCGCCGGCAAGCAAGAAGCCGATCGGCTACTCCACGGAGGACGGCGCCGTACTGCATCCGGAACCGGGCGACAGCACCGACTACAAGGCCCACAACGGCGACATCGTGCTGTCCGACACGGATCCGGGCTACTGGACCCTGCAGCTCGCCGCCATGGAGGGCCGCAAGGATGTGGTGTCGGCCTACTTCGACGTGGACGTCGATTCGGACGGCGGCATCAGCATCAAGGGCGCCGGATTGAAGAAGGAGTGGATCCTCGTGCTGGTCGCGCTCGACCAGCAGGACCGTCCGTTCCTCCTGTACGGCACCAACGCGAAGGTGAGCGACCGTGACGACGTGAGCCTGAAATCCAGCGAGATCATGAACTTCAGCATGACGTTCAAGATGCTCAAGGGCACCAACGGCGAACAGTTCCACGCATGGGGCCTCGTCACTGAAGACGCCAAGTGACCCATTGATTCTTCCCGTGCGGCCGATGGCGGTCGGCCGCACGGGACACCCATTCAACCGCCAACCATTAGAACGGAGCCAACATGAGCGACAAAGAATACCATGTCGTGGACGTAGACCTGACCGAAGCGGAAGAGCTCAAACCCGACGTGCACCTCGAGGTCGCCGGCGTCAAACTCGACCTGCCGAACCTCAACAACGCGGAACTGCCCATCGAACTCGTCCAGGCCATCCTCCTGGTCAAAAGCAAGCCCGCATTGTCCGACGAGGAAACCACGGCCTGCGTGAGCACGTTCCTCGCCTACTTCCAGACGATGCAGCCGAACTTCTGGAACGTGCTGCGCAAGACCAAACGTCCGATGGCCTACCTCACCGCGACCATCAAGGCGTGGGCCGAGGAATCCGGACTGGACCCAAAAGCGTTTACCTCGCCCACATCTGGAACAACAATCGCGCGGCACTAGCCTACGACTGGATCCGAGCGTACGGGCAGATCTACAGGCCCGTACGCTTCCGGGAATGGGTTGAAGGCCAACGTCCACGAGTCGATTGGGGACTCGCCTGGGCGTTGACCCGCGAAATCCTCAAAGACCATACGAGCCACTCGTGGATGGCGTTGCAGAACGCCGTCTACGCGCCCGACGGAGCCGAACAGGCGGTCTGGACGCTGTCCGGACAACGCAAACGCCCATGGTTCGACCACGAGCACGACCCGCTCCGCCCGCCAACCCCGACGCACAACCTCACCCGCCGTCAACGCGAGGACAGGGAACGGCTCAAAGCCTACTTCCACATCAACGACGACCTCTGACTCCGACCGCCATCGGAATCCCAACCTACGAATAAGGAAACACGATGGCAGCACAGGACATAGGCGTCGCATACGTCCACGTCGAACCATCCGGCAAAGGATTCGGCAAAAGCATCGAAGGCGACATCGGCGACGCCGTCAACAAAGCCTCCAAGAAAAGCTCCAGCACCCTCATCTCGAAGATCGGCGGAGCATTCGGCAAAATCGGCAAGGTCGGCACAGGCGCGATCGCCACCCTCGCCGGCGGCATCACCGCATTGGCCGCCAAAGGCGGCTTCACCCGCGCACTCAACATCGAGAACGCGCAAGCCAAACTCAAAGGCCTCGGCCACGACAGCGCGAGCGTCACCGAAATCATGAACGACGCGCTCGCATCCGTCAAGGGCACCGCGTTCGGATTGGGTGACGCCGCGACCGTCGCGGCCAGCCTGTCCGCCTCCGGCATCAAGGAAGGCGACCAGCTCACCAAGATCCTCAAGACCGTGGCCGACACCGCGCAGATCAGCGGCAGAAGCCTCACCGACATCGGCATGATCTTCGGTTCCGTCGCCGCCCGAGGCAAACTCCAGGGCGACGACATGCTCCAGCTCATGTCGAGCGGCATCCCAGTCCTCCAAATGCTCGGCAAGCATCTGAACAAGACCAGCGCCGAAGTGTCCGACATGGTCTCGGACGGCAAAATCGACTTCCAAACCTTCGCCGACGCCATGCAGGAAGGCCTAGGCGGCGCCGCACTATCCGCAGGCACCACATTCACCGGCGCCCTGGCCAACGTGAAAGCCGCGTTGAGCCGACTCGGAGAAACAGCCGCCACACCAGTTCTCAACGGCTTACGCGGCCTGTTCAACCAAGCCATCCCACTCATCGACACATTCACCGCAGCCGTCACACCAACCCTGCAAAAAGTCGGAGCGGCACTCCAACAAGGTCTCGAGAACGCGATACCCGCCACACAGGCGAAACTCAAAAACCTTGGCGACACGATCTCCAACATCCCCGGCTTCCAAATGCTCGCCTCGGCGACGGCCAGCCTCAAAAGCCAACTCACTGGCCTCTGGAACGCAATCACATCACTCATAGGCGGACTCAACAATGGCGGCGAAGCCGCCACAATGTTCTCCACAACCGCCGGCGCGCTCGCGGGAGTGGTCGCTTCGGTCGCGCAGGCGTTGTCGAACGCGGCGGGATGGGCGAAGACGTTCGTCAACACGTTCATCGAGACGGGCGCGTTGCAGCCGTTCCTTGAAAGCCTGACCGGCGTCATCTCCGGATTGGGCTCGCTGGTTTCCGTATTGGCGGCCGCGGTCTCGCAGGCCTTCGGCTTCAACGACAGCGCGCGCACCGCCAGTTCCGCGGCGCAGAGCTTCGCCGGACTGTTGAACACTTTGACCGGCGTGCTCATGACGGTGGGAGGCTGGCTGCAGTCGGTCGGACAGTGGGCGCAGCAGAACGGCGCACTGGTATCCGGCGCGTTGAAAGCCATCACCATTGCATTGCTCGCGGTCAAAGGCTGGGATATCGTCTCGGCCGGGCTGAAGACAGTTTCCGGTGGACTGAAGGCCATTTCCGCGACTGCCTCCGGTGTGGAGAAGACCGCTACGGCCACGTTCGATTTGATTGGCAAGATCTCCGACGCGGGAAGCGCGGCTGGAGCACTGAAGCAACTCGCCGGCTCGTTCAATATTGTCAAGGCAGCTCAATCGGCGTGGAGCGCGGTGACCAAGGCTGCTACCGCCGTGCAGCTGGCATTCAGCGCTGCCTTGGATGCGAATCCGATCGGCATGCTTGTCGTGGCCATCGGCGCGGTCGTGGCCGCGCTGACATGGTTCTTCACCCAAACCGAAACGGGCAAACGACTCTGGAACAGCTTCGCCACATGGTTCATGGGAATCTGGAACCAGATCAGCACCGCATGCCAGCCAATCCTGCAAGCCATCGCCATATTCATCACCCAGACCATGAGCCAAATCCAACAAATCTGGCAAACCGGATGGACACTCATCACCACCATCCTCCAAAACGTCTGGAACACGATCGGCCCCATCATCATGACCGCACTCACCGCGATCATCACCGGCATCCAAACATTCATCACCACCATCACACCACTCCTGCAAGCCGGAATACAGAACATCCAAACCATCTTCCAAACCGCCGCCACCATCATCAGCACGGTCTGGAACGGACTATGGAACACCATATCCACCGTCGTACAAGGCGCATGGACCATCATCACCACAATCATCAGCACCGCACTCACCGTCATCCAAGGCATCATCCAACTGGCGCTCGCGGTCGTCAACGGGAACTGGAGCGCCGCGTGGTCGGCCATCCAGGGCATCGCGTCGGCAGTGTGGGGCGGCATCCAAGGCGTCGTCTCCGCCGGCATCGGCATGGTCAGCGGAGTGGTATCCGCCGCATGCTCGACCATCCGAAGCGTGTGGGCCGCGTTGTGGAATGGCGTCGGAAGCATTGTGTCGAGCGTCTGGGGCGGCATCGTCGGCACCGTAAGCAACATGGTTGGCCGTGTCGGGAGCGTCGTGAGCGGGATCGGCGGAACCGTCCGGAGCGCGGTGTCCGGCGCGGGAAGCTGGCTCGTCAGCGCGGGACGCAACATCATCCAGGGATTGATCAACGGCATCACAGGAATGGTCGGCTCGTTGTATTCCAGCATCACCAACGCGTTGTCGGGCTTGGTGGACAAGGCCAAGAACGCTTTGGGCATCCATTCCCCGTCGCGTGTGTTCCGCGACGAGGTCGGCGTGATGGTCGGACGTGGCATGGCATTGGGCATCGACGATTCCGCGCATGTGGTCAGCCGGTCCATGGACTCGCTCGTCTCCTCGATGAGCCTCGACGGTATGGACTGGTCGAAGACCGGACGATTGAACGTCACCACGGCCACGCCATCGGATTCCGACAGACTCTTGGAAACCGTCATCGGCAGGATGGACACGCTGATCGAAACCGTCGAAGCGGCGATGTCCGACGACCGGCCGTTCACCCAGCGTGACTTCGCGAGACTCGTAAGGAGCGTGGCATGAGAACCTTGAGCTACGTGAGCGGCGCGACAGGCGAGTCGATCGGTTTCGAAGGTCCGCTCTACGGCGGGACGCTCACTGGACTGCGCGCCCGCGTCTGGGATTACAGCCTCGCCTCGCGCGGCATCACGGGCATCGCACGCAAGACACGTGAGACGACCATCCCCGTGAAGATCCACGATTCTCCGGAGACGCTCGACCTATTGCGCCGCCTCGCGGACGCCGACATGGCATCCGGGAACCCGGGCACGCTCGTGGCCGACGGCGAATGGGAAGCCAAAGCGTGGATCACGAAAAGCGAACCGCAGTCCATCACGCCCACGATGGTCGAGACGCAGTTGACCATCGTGCTGGCCGATGGCGTGTGGCGTCGTTCGACCATGACGCATTTCACGCCGCGATACGATTCCGGAACCTCCGACCTGGACTATCCGCATGATTATCCGCATGATTTCGCCGGCATGGCATTGGGTGCCGAGATCGTCAACGACACGTCCATCCCGCAGCCGGTCAAGCTCACGATATTCGGACCATGCGCGCAACCGTACGTCATCATCGGAACCAACCGGTACGAGGTCGACGTGACCGTGCCATCCGGCTCGCGTCTGGAAATCGACGGCACCGGCGATGTCAGGACCGTCACCATGGTCAGCGGCACAGGTCTCGCCACCAACTGCTTCGCGCAGGCCGTGCGAGGGTCGGGCAAGGATTCCGGCCGGTACGTGTTCCAACCGCTCGCGCCCGGAACACAGCCGATCAGCTGGCCGGGAGGATTCCAATTCGACTTGACGGTCTGCGAGGAAAGGAGCGAACCGCCATGGACCTGATCGTCACCGACGCCACAGGCAAACCCGTGGCGAGCCACGCCTCATACACGCTCGACCTCGCGTTCGGCAGCGGGGAGAACGACTTCGACCTGCAGGTCGAAGACGCCGCGCTCAAGGCGGGGAGCCGCATCATGATCGACGGCACCGAGTACGGCGGCATCATCGACGACACGGATGTCGACGTGGACGGAGGCCTGTCCACCGTCACATGGCATGGCCGCGACTGGCATGGAGTGCTCGCCTCGAAGATCATCGAACCGGACAGGAACAACGATTACCTCACCCTGTCCGGCACGATTCCCGTCATCATGCGCACGCTCGTCAGCCGTGCGGGATTGCAAGGCCTGTTCACCGTCACCGACGAAAGCGCCGACCACAAGACCACCTGCCAGTTCGACCGGTACGTGGACCTGTACAGCGGTCTGGTCAAGATGCTCAGGGCAAGCGGACTCAAACTCCGGTTGCGTAATGACGGCGACAAGGTATCCATGAGCGCCATGCCCGTCCGCACGATCGGCGACAGCATCGACTCGGACCTCATCGACTTCACCGCCAAACAGGCGGCGCACCCGATCAACCATCTCATCTGCCTGGGCAAGGGCGAACTCAAGGACCGTACCGTCATCCACTGGTACGCCGACGCGAACGGCACGTTCAGCCACACGCAGACCCTCAAAGGCCTTGACGAACGCACCGCCACATACGAGTTGTCCAACGCCGAAGCCGACGAGCTCGAGGACAAGGGCAGGCAGAAATTCCAGGAACTTCGGAACACAAGCACCATCGACGTGGACATTCCCGACGGCATCGACGCGGACGTCGGCGACCTGGTCACGGGCCGTGACAACAACACGGGCCTCGTCGTCACTGCCGAGATCTCCAAGAAGATCGTCAAGGTTTCGGGAGGCGTGCTCACCGTCACCTACGAATCCGGAGGTGCCAGCGCCGGCGGCAACAGCGGAGAATCCTCCATCGGGGATGGTGGCCACGCCTACTACGCTGGAGCCGGCCTCAAACTCGACGCCTGGACGTTCAGCGCCGACGTGACCAGAAACGACATCGACTCGCTCAACAACGCATTGTCGGGTAAACAGCCGAAAGGCGACTACATCACCGGCCTGAAAATCGGTTCGGTGGACACGCTCGCACCAGGCGTGCAGGCAAGCGCGTCGCTCACGGGCGCCGGCAGCGACAAAACCTTGAATTTGGGGCTTCCGAAAGGCGACCAGGGTCCGCAAGGGGAGAAGGGCGACAAGGGCGACACAGGACCACAGGGGGCCACCGGAGCGACCGGACCCACCGGTCCTCGGGGAGAGAAAGGAGCGACCGGGGAGCGAGGGCCGCAAGGCGTCGCCGGTCCCGAAGGCCCGCAGGGACTGCAGGGGATACGCGGCGAGAAAGGCGATAAGGGTGATGCCGGCGCGATCGGCGCGGCGGGACCGCAAGGCCCGACGGGTTCCACAGGTCCGCAGGGTCCCACGGGTCCACAGGGAGCGACCGGCCCCCAGGGCAGACAAGGCATCCAAGGTTCCCAAGGCATCCAGGGCCCGCAAGGGGAGAAGGGTGACAAGGGCGACAGCGGCGTATCCGCCCCCTCGAACGGCTTCTTCACGCTCAGCATGGAAGGCGACGGCGACCTGTACGTGAACTATCCGGACAACACGAACCCACCCTCGTTCGTCTGGGACTCCGAGAGCGGGAACCTGTACGTGGACATCCCGGAAAGGTGACACATGGCGCGACTATTGATCGGCAACATCAAAGGCCCCAAAGGCGACAAGGGCGATACCGGGGCCACCGGCCCGCAAGGCAAGCAAGGAGCGCAGGGCGTTCAGGGAGCTAAAGGCGACGTCGGCCTTCCGGCGCTCGTGATGAAGAAATCCCTCGTCGGCGAATATCCGGTGGGATCCACTTTCACGGGAAACGTGAGCGAATGGTTGAACCGAACACCACTCGCCAACGAATATTCGACCGCATTGTCAGGTGGCGGAAAATACAGCATCATCTGGCAGTGCGTTTCACAGTCCGGCAGCCTATTCACGGGAAAGACGATTTCCCGTCAATCCATCATCGGAACGCAAGGCCCTGCCGGACCGCAAGGTCCAAAAGGTGACGTCGGCCCACAAGGCGTGAAGGGCGATACCGGCGAGACCGGGCCCAAAGGAGCCACTGGAGCTGCCGGCCCTACCGGCCCGCAAGGTCCTGAAGGGCTGAAAGGTGACAAGGGCGACAAAGGCGATGCCGGACCCGCCGGAGAAGGAGGCCCTACCGGCCCGCAAGGTCCGAAAGGCGACACCGGCCCTGCCGGACCTACCGGAGCAACAGGCCCCACCGGGCCGCAGGGTAAACAGGGAATACAGGGAGCGCAGGGACTGCAGGGCCCACAGGGACCGACAGGACCGCAGGGTGCCAGCGGCGTGACGGCACCAACCTCCGGATTCTTCACACTGCAGGTCGACCCGAACGGAGACCTGTACGCCGTGTACGCGGATACGACCACCGCGTCAGAAGCTCCCGTCTCCTACGATCCGGCGACGGGCGACCTGTACTACATGATCAATGACGGAAAGTAAGGAGCGCATATGACGAAGATTCTGCTCGGCAACGTCAAAGGCCCCAAAGGCGACACCGGCCCGCAAGGCAAGCAGGGAGTGCAGGGACCACAGGGGCCCGCAGGAGCGACCGGCGCGACCGGAGCGACCGGAGCGAAAGGCGAGACCGGCCAACGTGGCGACACCGGGTTGCCTGCCTTGATCATCACCCGCATACTAGCCGGATACTGGACGTCCGCATGCTCGGATTTTGACTGGAAGACACTCAGTTTCAACCGTGCCCCGACCGTAGGCGAATACTTCTTCGCCATGACCAATGGCGGCAAGAACCTGATGTACGCGCAGATCACAGCCACCGGGAAAAACGTGACGTTCAAGCCAGTCTCGAACACAAGCCTCGTCGGCCCGAAGGGCGACAAGGGCGAGACGGGCATGAGCGCAAGCCAGGCGTTCATCGCCGCCCACCCGGTCGGCTCCCTCTACTGGACCACCGCCACAACAAATCCGGGAACCACCTACGGCGGCACTTGGAAGGAATGCAACACCATCCTTCCAGGACACATCTACCAGCGCACAGCCTGAAAGAGAAAGGAACATCAATGGCACGAACCACGAACATCACCAGATACACCTGCGACCGATGCCACGCCTCCGCATACCTCGCCGACGGTGACCCACGCACCTCCAGCGACTGGCACGACATCACCCACACCACCGTCGACGGAGTCGCACAGGGCGCGCTCGTCTGTACCGCATGCTGGCAGACGTTCAAAGCGCTGGCAGCCACGCAGGACGCCGCCTACGCCGCATACCTCAACAACACAACAGATAGGAAGGAATGACCATGACCATGAATCTCATCACCGGCAAGGCCGGCGCTCCGCACATCACATCCAGCGACCAAGGAGCCATGCAGGCCGGACTGGTCGGAAACGGCAACTACCTGCTGCAAGGCAGCGACGGCAAATTCCCCGCCGTGACCATGCAGTCAGCAAACAAGGCGCTCATCCCGGTCCTCAACCTTGTGATCGAAGGACGATACGCACGCGTCACCGCGGCGGAAACCGTCACCATCGAAAGCGGAGTCACAGGACGGAACCGCAACGACCTAATCTGCGTGAAATACACGCGAGACTCGAACAACATCGAAACGATCGCGCTCGCGGTGCTGAAGGGCACCGCCACCAGTGGCACGGCGGCTGACCCCACGGTACCGTCGGGTAGTATCCTGAACAATTCCGGCACCGTATGGATTCCGATCGCCCGCATTCCGATCAGTGGCATCACCGCTGGAACTCCTGTCATGCTTGTCAAGCAGTTGCCTCCGATGAGCCAACTGTGGGATTCCGTAACCCAGCCATGGAAACCTCCATACACGAACAGCAGACTCACTCTATGTCGCGTCGGACGCATCGTCACGATCAACGGCAACGTCAAGTTCGACGGCAGTGGACAGCAGAACTACTCGACGGCGAATGAGACCATCCCAGAAGCGTTCCGCCCGCTCGCCGACCAGAGCATCATATCGTTCCCGTCCTGCGGTTTCAGCCTGCTTGTCATGCGTGATGGGAAGGTGCAGATGCTTGGCGACCCGAAATCCGCTTACTCCACGGCGCACGGCTGTTGGATGGCACTGCAATAGCTTTCCGTA